ACTGATCCTGATTTCCAATTATTAGATAAACTTTCAAGATGATGGTTTCTATAATTTTCATCAAGCCACTTTTCTTTTTGCTGAATAGCTTTTGCTTTTTTACACTCCTCTGTTCTTTTGATACCCTCGTTACTACCTGCAACTTTCGCTACATTATATTTTGGTTTTAAATTGTCTAAAAACCATTGCTCTAATTTTAAAACATATTCAGGAGGGCATTTAGCTATTATATTAAACTCAAAATTATCTTCATCATATTTGTTGGCCGCCCTAACAAGTTTAACACAAGTTTTTTTATTAGACCTTATGTCTCTTAAGTGCGTATAATATCTTTTATATAAATTACAAGTGCTACCAATATAGAAATCAGAATTTATATTGTTCTTTATTTTATACACAATACCAAATTTCTTACTTTTTTTAGTAAGAAATAATTCTTTCTCTTTATGGCTAACGCCTAAAATCATTTCTTCCCCGTTAATACGTTTTTCTTAAATAATGCACGCTTCTTAGCCAAGGGGCCCATCTTGCCCTCTTCCGCTGCCTTCATCTTACCAGCAGGGATTTTCTCATCCTTCTTGACCCCAAGTTGAGCGCGAAGTGCGCCCGCCTTGAACTCAATAGGCTTCTGGCCCTTCTTTTTTACCTTGAGTTTTACAATTTTCCTTTTCATCTTTTAACAGATTTTGTAGAGTCGTACAAGCGCTTTTGTAACGGTTACAGAGGTTCCAGAAAGCTGAAGGAAGCGTCCGATGTATCCAAAGCGAACAAGTCCTGATGCTGCGAGGGAAGTCACGGCAGTACCAGACGCTAAGTTTGTTCCTTGAACAGCAACAAAGTTTGTAGCCGAAACAGCCGAGCCATCAGATACTCCTTCGATAGCACCAGAATCGTTAGTGTGTAAGAAATTTACTGTTCCGCTTGGGCTTACCAATTGAACGATTGCATAATCAAACCCACCTGTGTCAAGCTTTACGTCTGAGTCTGCGTTAAAGTCATCTGTTACATCTAATACAATTTGAACTGACATATTTTATTTTTTAAACATTAAAGACGATTGTTTCGTTTCCGTAAAGATATCCGGGGTTGTTGGGGGAAGCAAAATTCTTGTTTGGGGCTACCGGGCTAACTTTAAGGCTTGTGCCATAAGTATCTACGCGGGCTACGCTTCCGTAAACAGAGGTACCACTTATGTACGTTTCTGTACCTACTGGGATATTTGCAAGATTTGACAAGTCACCAGAGGCAAGAGTTACCACAACGTCTTCCCCTCTAAGGGCTTGAGATGCTTTTTGGTTTACTAATGAGATTGACATTTTTATATTTTATTTTTATTGTTCGGGAAGTGGTGGTTGTTCCTCTGCGGGCATTTCTTCGGGAGCCACTTGTTCCCCCGCACCCTGCTGCATTTGTTGTTGAGCTGCTGCTTGGGCTGCCTGCATTTGAGCTGCGATTAATTGTTTTTGTTCGTCTGTTGATACTACGGCTGCAAGACCTACGTTTTCCATAACCGCATCAATAAGCGGTTTAATTTCTGCTGGAATTGGAAGTCCTGTCTCCATAGATTTTAAATAAGCGGCAGTGGCCATCTGTAGTACGGCGGTTCTATTCTGGGCCTCGGCGGTCATTTGAGCGCGCTTGATGTCCATCATGCCTTCTTGTTCCTTTGTTGCGCGCTTTTCTTGTTCGGCTACTTGGGCTGCTTGTATTTGCCCCTGAATCGTCATTTCTTGATTCTGTGCCGCTTTTGTTTGATTATATATAATCATTTTCTTTTGCGCCCTTCTAAATAATGCTTCTGCTAGCTTTACGTCTTCTTTAGCTACACGCATTAATTGAAAAGGATCTACAAATAGTACAAGGTCTGGGGAAGATGCGAGAGCCTGCTGGAGCATAGCGTCAAATCTCGCAAGCTCGTATTGGTCAGGAAGCATCTGTATTCTTGAATTGAATATTCTTCCCGCTACGTCATCCGCCTTCACAATATCTCTATATACGCTTGCGCCGTACTGAACTGAAGTCTTTAAAAGCGAGGCCACCTTTTTTGCGGTATCAGCCATACAATTAGTGTATGCCCAATAAAAATAATCGGTAGCGTTCTGAGCAACTTGCTCTGCTGTATTGATATTAGATACCGCAACACGGGGCTGAAGAGCGCTTGAAATCAAGTTTGGATCTTCCCCTAACTCATCTTTTAATATCTGATAATGCTTATCGTAAAGAAGTATTAAGCCCTGAAGCTGGGACAAAAAGCCAGAATTTGCAAGTTCTGTAATCGGTACAGGTACATTATTCCCTTCGGCGTCACGTCCACGATAATAAATGTCTCCAGTTTGATCGTAGAGCTTTTTGACATCAATTGCTTTGTTTCCATCTCCGAGACCATAGTCTATGTTTTGAAGAGCATCCCAATTTACGGCAGCTCCCGTTGGGCGCATCTTAGCAACAAGTTGTTGCATCTTTAGACGCGCAATAATCATTTGGTCTACGGGTTCCTGTATTTTTTCTGGTATGGCGAGGGAAGTCATGTCGTAGTTCTGCACCATATAGAATGTGTACGAGAACTCAGCATTACCAATTTCTTTTGGATCTTGGGGGCGAATCATATTCGTTTTAATACCCCACTCAAGCATTGTATTTGTAGGGCGACAGAATACACCGCGATATATATTCCACTTAGTATCAGCAATAACCTTTTCGTTTTCTGACGGTTTTTCTGGGCGACCTTTCTTTACGATTGTTGATTTGTTCTTTTTTGTTGTAACAACTGTGTAGTCATCACTATCAACGGTCTTAAGCTCAAACTCAATTACGTCAATATTCCATTCGTCATAAGGACGAAGGAAGGTTACATTCCATTCGGTCAGCCAAGTAATATTGTCATAAAGTTGAAACTCCTTTGAAAACTGAGCCATCTTCCAAATTTCCTCTTCGCTTATCTTTCCTCCAAACTCGGTTCCGTATTTTCTACGAAGCTCACTTATCTTATAAGTACGAATTACTCCGCGCCAAGTTGTGTCGCGGAAGTCGGGATAGCTTGAGTAAGAGTAAAAACAATTTTCAGGCTTCAGCCAATCAACGTGAATTACACCTTGATCATCCATCCAAGTATAAGTTCCAACAAAACCGCACTCAGCGCTGTCGTGAAGCATCTTCTCTTTCAACACATCAAACCAGCCATTAGAAGAAAGCACATCATTGCAACCAAGTTCATACTGAATTTCTTCAGGTAGTCTTTGAAATTGAGATTGCCAAAGCTTTAACTCTTCTTTATCTTCTGGAATCTGCTCTGCTTCTGGAAGAATTTGTACGCCAGACTCTTGTTGTAATTTCTCAAGTAACTTTCTATTTTCAATAATAAACTCAAGATTTTCGTACTCTTCTTTCTTTTGCTTAGTTGAAATAGAATCAATTGCCGTCACTTTAATCTTTTCGCTTCTAGCCATCCATCTTCCTACAAGACCAGATATAACGCGATTAACAATGTTAATTGATTGCCAATTAATATTAAGATAATTAACTTTTCCATTGAACTCAAGCAAGTCTTGGAATTTACTCATTGGTACGCGACCATTTGCATAACCGCGATTTGTTCTCCAGCGAGCATTTCTAACCCAAAAATAACTTGATATACCACCACGAATAGTGGAGTCAATATATTGTGCTAATCGTTTACCGTAGTTCCAATCGGACTTTTCCTTGATAGTTAATTTATCAAGCTGAAAAGTTTTAAGGGGTTGCGCGGAATAATCCTGCATTACTTCGCATATTTATTCTATACAAATATAATTCTTTTTTACGAAAAAATTTTTATTATATCGCCGCCCCGTTAGGATATATTTTTACTAGGGGTGCTTGGGGAAGTGGCGGCTTATAAATTGGCTCTAGTCCCGCAACAAGGGCAATCATTGCGCTTACCGTTCTATCACTTGGGGTACGCTTGGATGGTTCAAAGTTCTTAAGATCTTCTAAAAGCTCCAGCCAATATATCTTTTCGCAATAGTGTTCAACATAACTAATCATTGAATCATTTTGCTTGGTCATAGAAAAATCTGTTACAGGGAACCCGTAATGCCTTTCTACGCTATCCTTCTTTCTCTTGCTTGGATCTATTGCGTTTAAAGGAAACTTGGCAAGATAGCCCAGTTTCCCCCTATTCTTAAAGTAGGTATAATAGTCGTCTGCGACAAATTCGTAATAAACTTGATATCCGAGGTACTCGGCGGCAAGTATGATTTGATTATGAAGCTCTTCCTTTTCATTCGGTCGCCCGTAAAGGTGTCCAGTAAATAGTCCTGTGTTCAGAGGATCTCTTAAATCGTATTTAGAATAAACCCAAGCGGAAGCCTTTGAGCCGTACTTTTTACCGCCTTGCGAGTTTGAGTACCCATCCACTCCAATAACGCCGATATCTACCCTTCCGGGCCTTTTGGTGCCATTATCGTAATAGTGTTTGTTTACCTCACCTTTCAAATTAAGGTCGCTAACAAACTCCCAAGCAAAGGTCTCCGCGTCTCTTGCATCCCTCCATCTTATTAATTGATTAATCTCATCTCTATAAAACACAACCTTTCTCTTGGGTACTGGACTTTCTTTTAGTCTTTCTATCTGTTCGTTAAGCTTAACTACATTAAATATACAGTCAGCATTTGCCGACATAAAAGCCTCAACCTCGGTGCAAGGATTCATGCGAATCTCCTCCTCAAGGTCGTCCCCGGTTCTTCCTTCGCGTCTCTTTAATATATAAGCCTTAGAACCTAATTCTATATCTTCTTCGCTAATCTCACTTATTGTATTTCCGTCTTCGTCTTTTACTACCCACTTTTCTACTAGATATTCCTTTTGTTCGGGTGTCGGGGAAGACATAACAGAAAACCCGTACTTATCTATAAAACCTTCATATCCATCGTAAGCTGGACTAAAATACCTAACAAGGCGGTTAATCGTGGGCATCCTCTTATTGAGATCCGCGTTTTCCCATAGCAACTTAAACTCAGAACCCCCCTTAGACATCTTGTTAACTGTAGAAGGCATTTCCACAAAACCAACCCTCTTAACACCTTTTACAAGCGTCTTTGAGATAATCGCAAATAATTGAGATGCCTGTATTTCCTTTTCAAGCTTACCAAACTCATCTAATAGTAGACGGCTCATACGACCTCTATCGTATGCGTTTAAAACAGGCGCGCGGTAGTTAATCTTTGACCTATTACCCTCGTCCTCTTTTTGAGTCTCAGCAACGCCTTCTTTTACGTTGGATGCCTTTTGAGCAAACACAAGTTCGGTTACGCTATCTTCTCTGTTAATCTGTTTTGGTTTCAGGAACGCTGGTAATTGCCTATAGCCATAGGCAACCATCTCCGTAAACGTAGACCTTCCGTCCTCATTAGACTTTGATACTAGACCGCAGTTTGAGTTCTTGAAAAATATCGCCTCATAAACTAGATTCGATGTGGCTTGGGAAGACGCACCCTCCCTTCTTTTTTTTGCCCTGCAAACGCCGAGACACCAAGGAACATTTTCCCAATGCTCGAGAAAGGTAAAATATCTTCTATCTGCATCTCGATATTCCGGCCTAGAACCATCTTCAAGAGTCCACCATTGTAAATAAAAATAATATTTTTTTGTAATATAATATGGGTTGCCATATACATAAATCCAAACTCCGTTTTTGCATTTTTTTAACTCTTCTATTGCATATTCTTCTTGCTCTTCTGTTAAAATTAAATCCCCAGATTTTGTGTATTGCACCTTGTCAAAAAAGCTAGGCAATTCTTTTCTTTGCCAAAGTTGCTCCTCTTTCGACTTATCCCAATTTATAATTTCTTGATGTGGGGGAACATCCGGAACTCTACAACTCACTCCATATATAAATTCAGTTGGCATATCTATATGGACTTTGATTTGATTGATTATTAAGCCACTTTGAAACAGTTTTTCTGTTTTTCCCTAATTTTTTTGCTAAATAATTTATGCAAGAAAATATTTCGCCAGTTTCTATATTAATAACCTTTTTCGATCTTACATTATTTTCTGGATTTGCAAATTGAATTTTAGCCTTTTCGCTTAATATTTTTTTGAGTTCTAAATTGTTTTTGTAATTTTCTTTAAGTTTTTGTCCTTGGTTCTTATAATTAGGATTGGTCTTGTGCCACTCCTTCATTCTTTCGCTTCTTATATTAGGATTTTCCAAATAATATTTACGCAAACCGCTTAATCTCTTTTCTTTTATTTCTGAATTTTTATTAGCCTCTTTTGCTATTTCACTCAATCTATTAATAGCATCTGTATTATTCTTGTAATAATCTTTCCTTTGCTCAATGTAAGCCGCCTTTTTTTCAGGGTTTGCAAATCTTTTTTTCTGAGAATCACTTATTTTTTTTCTTACTTCCGGATTCTCTAACGCTTTTTTTGATTTAATTGAAATATTATTTCTTTGCTCTGAATTTTCAAATCTTTTCTTTTGTATTTCGCTAACTCGTTTTTTAAATTCTTCGCTTCTAACTTGAGGCACATCTTCATAGCCCGGCAATGTTAAGTTTAGGCCGTTTGGGTGTTCTGCTAATGCTAAATATATATCCCCAAAAACTCTTTCCCAAAAATAAAGCTCTTTTTCCTCGCAATACATTAAAACCTTTACTTTATGGTTTTCGTAACCATACTTTTTTAAGGATGCTAAAATAGCAGACTGTCGACTGCAGCTATAATTCTTGTATCTACTAAATCGCTTCTTTAACGATTTGCTACTGCCTACATATCTTCCATTACTAGGACTAATAATTAAATATACTCCACAATTTTCGTTAAGCATATTAGCCATACTTACTTCTTACCGCCTTGCCCTCTACTTATCACAGACCTTTTATCGCGCTTGTTTCTTGACTTCTGCGCCTTTCCTCCTTTAGTCTTGTAAAAGACAACTTTTCTTGCGTCCGAACCTGATTTTGCTTTTGCCATAATTAATCTCTTATATCAGCAATTCTATCTAAAAATGGTTTCTTCTCTTCCTTTTTCATTCCGGGTATGCTTTCGCTTAGCGAACGTATTGATTCGCTAACGGCGCTACTTTTTTCAAGTATCTTAAAAATACGCTCAAAGCTTTTGTCTTTAGCGTCATCAATATTTACGTTCTTAAGATTGACACTATTTAAAAGGTCAGCCATTTCGTTTGCTTTGCGCTGAAGACTATAGTAGAGCTTGGCAACTCCACTATTTTTATAACCTTCTAATTCTTTTTCAAGCTCGGCTATTTTGTCTTCAAGAATTTTTTTTCCAGCGTCAGTCATACAATAGTTTTTGCAGAAGTAGGTGTTAAGCCAACAAGAAGTTTTCCTTTATTTAAAAGCTCTGTCAAGTCTTCCCGAACAGCAATAACCTCTTCTCTTTCGTGGTCTTCGCCGGGGAAATGACGGAATCTAATTATACTTTCTTCTCTACCTTTTTTACCTTGAAATATTATCTCGTAGTCGCAAGATTTTAAAGTATGAACAATCTTGCCTTTAAACTCTCCTGTTGTGACATACAAAATATCTGGCATCACCTTTGGTTCAATACCATCCAAGAGTCCTTCGTATGGCCTAAAAACCCTTAACGCAAAATCAAAACCTTTTAACGGCTTCCATTCTTCATCAAACCAAGCATAACATTGATCCGCAGGAACGGAATAGTATTTAATATCGCTTCCTTCTATTTCTCCAGAAAGATTTGCGTAGTTGTTTATCTTGTAAGAGTCGTGAGTCATATTTGGGTGTATGAGAATTTCACTACCCTCCTTTAACCCGTCTCCGTCAATTACAATAGCATTAACTGGATGCGTCTCCCTTTTATTGAGATTATTCCAGTTTCTCTCTAATCTTATTTTTAGCCCACCTTCAAATGTGTAGCTATTCTTGCTTTCGTGATCTACGCTAATAATTACTTTGCCCTCTACGGCCTTCATAAAGTTGTTTGTGTGTCAGTAAATATACGAGAATTATTTCTTGTATCTCATAATTGGCGATTTTTTAAACCGCTCAATTATTCTTTCGTTTTCCATTTCTTTAATCGCCTCTTTCCCCATTCTATTTACTCTTTCCTGCATCTTCTTGTCGCCATAGAAATCCTCCTTTTCAAGCTCGCTAATCATCCCGGCTTCTCTTTGTTTTGCACTAAGAGGTTTTTCAACTTTGACAACTTTAATACTTGCCTTTACAACAGGCTTTTTCTTCTTGCCATAGAAATCTTCTTTCTCAAGCTCCTTAATCATTCCCGCCTCTCTTTGTTTCGCAGTTAATTCTGGTTTCATTATTTTTTATTTTTATTTCTTTCTGAAATATTTTTAGCTTTTGCTTTTGCGTCTGCCTTTGAAGAAGCGCCCCAAGCTCTTAAAGACAAAAGAAGTCTTGTTGGCTTCCCGTCTTTATACTCTGGCCCGGGCATACCACCCATACGAGCAAGAAAGCTTGCTCTGCGAGGATTATCGCCCGACTTTACTGGGGCCTTTAATGTACCTCCAGTTTGTGCTTTATATGAAGCTCGGCCTTTTTCATTCAGGCCTCCTTTGGGATTCTTGCCTTCGGAACGAGACCAAGCGGCGCTTTTAAATCTAATTTTTGGCATAAAATACCTTTTACCAAAGTTAACATTTTTTTGCCACCAAATAAAAAGAGTACCTATCTTCCCCTACATCAAGGCCGTCCTCAATAATTTCAAAATAAGGTAGAAAATAAGGGTGTCCCGTAAAGTTTAGGGCTTCCCCGCAAAAGGTACGGCGAAACCAAAACATAAAGTCCGCGTGTTTGGTATCGTGGAAATGCTCCCTATTCTCATAATTGTTATAATAATTTCCGTCTGGTAAGTATAAAATGAAATAACCCCCAGATTTCAAAAGCTTTGACCATTCTAATACCGCTCTAAAAGAATCGGGTAAATGCTCTAAAACGTGGGAGCTAAAACAACAATCAAACTTTTCTACCAATTCTGGGAATTGAGTATCAAGGCCGTATAGACTACTTGTTAATTTTTGGACGTGGGGGAATTGACGACCATCAATTCCCACGGCGTGTGGGCAAACAAGATCATCACCGCAACCAATATCCACAACTTCCCCAGCCAAATACTTTTCAATCTTGTATTTAATTTTTGAAGCTTCTGATGGCATATTATTTTATTAATTTTTGTACCGAATCTATGGCCTCTAAAACTTTAGCCGTAGAATATACAGCACAAGGAGGCATTGTCTCATTAATATAACAAGGTTCGCTTTCAACCCCTGTCTGTTCGTGCCAACAATATGGTTTATTACAAATTGGGCTACCGCTAACGTGGTTCGTTAGTAATATCTTGTTGGAAATCTCCGCGTGGACTATTTCGGGGTTTGTATTGCCAAAGAAAAGAATGGACGGAACATTAAATGCTGAAGCGACGTGGCTAACGCCGCTATCTATTCCGATAAAAAAGTCGGCACTCCCAACAGCCCAACACAAAAAATTCTCATTCATCGTATTTAGATAAATGGCGTTTTTGATGAGCGGCACATTTCTTTTGCCTACTTGAAACACCGCATATCCTCTTGATTGAATATTTGCTACAACACTTTCCCAGTCAACTCCAAATACATTTCTTCCAGATTGTTTTATTCCTTCAAGGTGTATGATACAATATTTTGGAGATAATTTTGTTGCTTCGTTAATTTCAAACCCTACATGCAACTTAGGATTTCTTATTTCCCCGTCTTTTATTCCGCAATACTGATAATATGTGAGCAACCTGTTTTGTTTTGGAAAAGACTCGTAAGCCATATCCAAGTTATAAAACTCGGCTGTATCTAAAAAGATTTTATTTATAGCTTTAGGGTGATGTACGGGGAAGTAGTGGTTTACAAACAACATATAAAATTGGTCAAGCGTATCTAAAACAACCCTGTAGCCTTTTTTATGGAAATAATGAAGTACGGGTTCAACGAGTATTACATCACCCATTGATGCTTGCCTTTTTACAATCACGGTTTTTTGATACGGTTTGTGAAATCTACCGTGAAAACCAAATGTGTCGTAAATTGGGGGACGAAGTTCGTAAGCAAACTTATCGGCAGTTTCTTCATCAGCAAAATTGAAACCGTAACCATTTTCTAAATAGTGTCGGTATAATCTACCAATAATTTCATCTTCGGGAGATGTTATCTCTATATTCTTATCTGTTGCAATAATTGTTTGTAGCCTAAACGATCTTAAAGAAAATCCTCCGTTCCCTACATTACGGCCATCTGTATAAAGCCAAGGTGCGCCAATGTAATCGTAATTATAAAAATCATCACTCCATGATTTCCCGTTTAGAACATATCCGTCGTGCTGAATTATAAGACAAAACTCCGTATTTATATATTTATAAAGTTCCTTTACAACAAAGCGAGAGTATTCTTCTTTGGATTTGATGGGTAATATTTTTATTACCTGTATTTTATATCCTAAGTCCATATCTCGGTCTGTCAAAAACTTAACAGAAGCAAAGTCGCATTGCTCCATACTTTTTTGTATAGCAACAAGCGCTTCGCCGTGACGAGAGCAATCAATACAAATTAATGTTACCCTACTTAGCTTTGTTCTCATTCCACGTTTTTTTAAGTCTCCGATAAACCTTTTTCATTAAGTCGGGGGAAGACGTGGTAATAATTTGCGCTAACTTCTTAAGTTTTTTAGCTCTTACTTTTCTCATTGTTTCCAGTTTATAGGTATTTCAATATCAAATCCGTTCCCGTACATTGGATTGCCGTATATCCGAATATCTTCAGATAGGTAATGTAACACTACCCCGCCCTTAAGCCTAACAAGCCAAA